TGCCGACGTCGGCATTCATGTGTCTACTAAGGACGGTGCGGCACTTCTCCCTACAGGGAGAATGTAACCGCGGAGGATCCTCAATACAGGACGGGGAATTTAGGTGGGGTGCCTAGATGCATACTTGGTGCGGTAGCGGGGAAACTCACTACCGCATTTTTTTGGCTGTGTAATGCTTACGCCAATTCTTAGTGCTAACGCCATGACTTAGACACAACCATTTTGGAGATTTATGTTAAAAACAACAGCATTTATAGGTTACGGATTTGTTGGAAAGGCCTGCCATAAGGCTTTTGAGCATAATACTGAAGCAATTATTATTGATCCGAAATATTCGGAAATAACTATTGCCGACCTACCAAAATTTGATTGTAAATTAGCATTTGTCTCAATCAACGCACCTACACTAGACGACGGCAGTGTTGATGCAAGTGCAATTTACAGCATTTTTCAGCAATTAACGGACATTAAGTTTACAGGGCTTGTCGTGCTAAAGAGTACACTGCCGCCTGATATAGTTCATGATTTATATGAGAAATACGGTAATTGCGTAACATTAAACAAGGTAGGTCCTTTACGCTATGTCTATTCACCGGAATTCCTTAGAGAAGAACAATGGGAAAAAGATGCCGTAGATCCCAAATTTATGATTCTTGCCGGTGATTTTCACGATTGTGACGCACTAAGAGAACTATATAAGAGACATTCGAGTATTCCACAATATTGCCGCTTCTTCACAGTGGATTATAAAGAAGCATCTCTAGCCAAATATACTATGAATTCTTTTCTTGCAACAAAAGTTGCATTTATGAATCAGATATATAGACTACATATGGATGCATATGGTACAACGCATCCAATGCAGCCGGAAACTTGGCAAGCCTTTACTGATATTATATCTGCTGATATGCGCATCGGTACAAGCCATATGCAGGTCCCCGGCCCGGATGGTCAATTTGGATATGGTGGTACTTGCTTCCCAAAAGATGTAAGAGCATTTATCGGGTATGATAAGAATAATAGACTATCAATCCTCCGAGAAGTAGAGGAAGCAAATACAATGATTAGATTGACAGGCGATGGCCAATTCGAGTAAAATATAGTATGAAGTACCTATTTCTTGATGATGAAAGATTTCCAAAGGATGTTACCTGGCTGCTTATTGGCGGTGTTGGGCACTGGGGTGCAGATTGGAAAATTGTTCGTTCATACGATGAGGCAATCGCCTGGGTTACTGAGCACGGTATTCCAGATGTAATTAGTTTTGACCACGACTTAGGTCTGATGCATTATGCTAATGATTATTCAGATGAAAAGACTGGATACCATTTTGCTAAATGGTTGGTTGAATACGACATGGATACAGACACCATGCCGGAAAACTTCAAATTTACTGTTCACAGTAAGAATCCAACTGGCTCGGAGAATATTCGAGAGCTGCTAAATAACTATATACGAGTAAAAAAGGAAAGAAAATGAGCGCAGGTATTTTAAGAAATTGGTATCTATCTAAGATATCGAAAGCAACAACTCCATTAGAATATTTTCTTGCAATGCAAGATTATATGTTATACGAATTAAACCTATTTAGTTTCAATCTCAGATAGCAGATAAATAAGCCATATAGGAGACTTATATGGCTATTTCATTATCGGGTATTACATTTATTGGTAGAACATCTGCTGGTAAACAAGCAAGTCCTTTTTGGATTGCAACATTAGCTGAAGCAAACGACGCTGCTGAAGGTATCGCAACAGATGCTTCTGGGAATATGTATGTTACTGGATATACCTTTACTGGTGGCATCAATCAGATGTTTCTTTTAAAGCTCGATTCCGGTGCAAATATAGTATGGCAGCGGGCACTTTCAAATGGCGCCGGTCTATTTGGAAAAGATATCACTGTAGCAGCATCCGGTAATGTGTATGTTGCAGTTAGTGCAAACGGTGCAGGCGGCATGCCTGACTTTATCATCACTAAATATAGCTCCTCGGGGTCACTTGTCTGGATAAGAAGATTATATAGTAATTCTTCGTTTGAAGTTATACGCGGCATCGCGACAGATGCATCAGATAATGTTTATATTACAGGAAGTTCTGATTCTCCCGGTAGTCAACAATTAATAATTGTAAGATATGATAGTGGTGGCGATCTCGCTTGGATGAAGCACTATGGCGGTGGAAGTTTTGACTACGGATATGATGTAGCTGTTGATTCAACTGGTAATATTTACGTAGCTGGTACCACGCAGAGTGCCGGCCCCGCCCAATCTAATATGGTTCTTCTTAAATATAACGTTACATCCGGCGCCCTGGTGTGGCAGCGCATATTAGGTTCGATCTATTCCGACGAATGCAAGGGTATTACAACAGATTCGGACGATAACATTTACATTACTGGGTCATCCTATTCTTCAGGCACAGATTCGACTATGATTGTAACAGCTAAGTATGACTCGAGTGGTACACTACTTTGGCAGGTGCAGCTAGATGGCACCCAAACCCAATACGGCACCAGCATTGACGCCGATTCATCCAATAATGTCTATGTTGCCGGTATATCATATACTGGTGCTATACCGACAGATGAAGTGGCTATAGTTAAATATAATTCGGCGGGAGTTTTACAATGGCAGAGAACATTAGGTGCTGCTAATAGCGAAAATCCTCCTGCTATAGCTATAGATTCGAACGGAAATGTATGTATTGCTACAGGGACATATGTAGGCTCACCGGTAAAAGCGTTGGTTGCAAAACTCCCGGCTGACGGTTCACTAACCGGAACGTATGGTGCATTTACATATGCTGTAACAACTTATACTGCCGCTGCCGCTTCATTAACAGATTCAACTCCGTCGCTTACTTCCGCTGATGCATCCCTCACACCAGACACACCATCTTATACAGAGCCTACTGCGGCATTTGTGGCAACGGTTCTAAATATGTAATTGAAAGATAAATACAGTTAACAACTACCTTTAGGACCGTTGTTACGACTGGAGACAGGCGTCGTGCAGAGGCGATTCGCTACCGTCTCTGTACTTTTATCTGGAGTTGGTATGAGATTATGTGAATTATTTGAAGCAAAGCCTGCTAAGAAACTTATAGTCAAGGCTCCACCTCCACGAAATTTTGTAGCCAAGAATGCCCAAACATCGGGTGCAGGCAAGCACGGTAAAGACAAGAAAAAAATTGCCGCCAGGGACGAAAAGAAACTAAAAGACGATTAATATTTCTTCCAATTAATCCCAAAACCGCAACTAAACCAAGATTAGTTGCGGTTTCGTTTTGTAATCAGCTAAAATAGTAACATATCAAAAGGATATTATAATGGCTGGAAAAAAATATACAGGATCGTTCACAGGGTGGCCCAAGCCACACTTCGCGTATGCTGTGAAAACTAATAAACATTACAGGCAACATTATCAGGGTGCCCTGATGTATGCCCATTATGAATTATCCTCAATTGATTTGAAGAAAGAAGTTGTAAAATATTTGAAGCACATAGACCTTAAGCATCCAATGTTAGATCGCATAAAGGATATGCACGAAAACAGATTTGCGACTGTTGGTAAGTATATGTATATTCTTAACCACGGTGGCGATCTCCCCGATGATGTTACTCCGAAGTTAATGCCGGCCTTTGAGAGAATCATAGATGAGGAAGAAAAGAAAATTTCTACAGCAACGAAAGAAGAAGCCCTTCTCGCTGAAAAAAATGGCGGCAATAAAGAAATTGAAAATACTTCTAAAGTGGTTATCACAATACAAGACCGTCTCAGAGAGAAAGCCAGAGAAGTGGCAGGCGAGGTGGAAGGGTGGATAGATGATTTCTGTCTTGATAAGAAATCTGCCGTAAAGACTGTTGAGGATTTTGTCAATCTCTATAAGACATACGAATTGAAAGGTCCGCATTCTCGCCATATGCAAAGCATATTTGAACGAAGAGCAGCAGAAATAGTAGAGGCCGCTGAAGGGCAAAATAAGGATCTAAACGAAGCCTATTCTAACTTCACTAAGCCAGAACTAAAGAAATTTGCATTGTTTCATACAAATCTTTTAAAGGCCTGCGATATGTTGCAAGAGGTTGCAAAAGTTGCTCGCAAGCCAGCCAAGAAGAAACCAATATCGCAAGATAAAATTGTTTCTAGGCTAAAATTCAAGAAGGATGACAATTCGTTAGGGATTGTTAGTTTGAATCCTGTCCAAATACTTAGTGCTAGAGAAGTATGGGTGTATAATACAAAGACTCGCAAGCTTGCCCAATATAAGGCATTTGACGAGCGCGGGCTCAGCGTAAAGGGTACTGGATTGATTGATTATTCCTCTGATTCCGTGGAAAAAACAGTCCGTAAGCCTGCAGAGACACTCGCAGAGTTCAAGAAGGCAAGCAAGGTAAAGCTTCGCACTTTTATGAAGGATCTAACTACGGTAGATATTCCGTGTAATGGTAAGCTAAACGAGAATCATATTATTTTAAGAATTGATAAATGAAGTTATTTTTAGACACCGAGTTTACTGATCTCGTACCTGGCAATAAGTTAATCAGCATTGCCTTGGTGGATGAGAATGAAGAGTTCTTTTATGCAGAACTTACAGATACCTATGAACTGAAAGATTGTTCAGAATTTGTTAAGGGGTTTGTATTACCGTTTTTATTTGGTGGCGAGCATCGCATGTCTTCGTATGACTGTGCATTAAAATTAGGCAATTGGATAGAAGATCGCGGGCCAGATTGTATTCTTGCATGTGATAATCCGGGATGGGATATGCCACATTTGAGAAAAATATTGGAACCCTGCTGGCCGGAAAATCTTCATAAGAATCAATATCACCCTGTTTATGTTCCTGCACACATCGAGGAAGATATTGTACTGGAGAATGACTATTGGATTCATAATGCATTGCATGATGCGTTAGTAATGAAGAAATGTGCCGACTTACAGAAGAAACTTAAATTCTGATAAATAGTGTATCCGGAGAAGATACACTATGTCCTCACAAGTCACACCTAAAGTTATGTTAATGAAGCAAATCGAGCTAGGGCTCGGTGCGCAAATGGTCGATATTGAACTTGACGTAGAACACTTGAATCTTGCAATAACGCTTGGCATAATAAAATTGCGTCAGCAATCAGATGGTGCTAATTTAGAAAAAGATATTTTCCTACACATTACACGTGACATAACAGAGTATACTCTTCCGGAAGAAGTGCAAGAAGTTAGACGTCTATACCGTCGTGGTGTCGGTGCATATACCAATGGTGGTGTTAATTTTGACCCGGTTGATGCTGCATTTTACAATATCTATTTGCTACAACCAAATAGATCTGGTGGTTTGGCAACTTGGGATTTTTATAATCAATTCTTAGAAACAACCGAAAGAGTTTTTGCAAGCCAGTACAATTTTACATGGGACGTAAATTCCCATAAGCTAACAATTATTCGCCGGCCAACAGCAGACGAAGAAGTTGTTGTAAGAGTGTATGTGAGAAAATCCGAGGATGATTTAATTATTGACCCTTATACAGGTCCTTGGTTGCTAAGTTACGCAACAGCCAAGGCTAAGTACATGCTTGGCGAGGCAAGAGATAAATTCCCGGGTGGTTTTCCGGGACCAAATGGAAATGTTACGTTGAATGGTGCCACATTAAAGACAGAGGCAGCCGCAGAAATTGAAAAGCTTGAGCAGCAATTAATGAACCTAGTAACAAGCGGCGATGGATATGCGTTTGTAATAGGCTAACAAAAACAGCAAACCCCTAGACGTACTTTGTATAACTAATACAAAGCACTTTAGGGGTTTTCTTATGATTGTTGGACTATTAGGATTTATTAATAGCGGAAAAGGTACTGTTGCATCAGAGCTTGTTACTAGGTTCGACTTTAGGCAGGATAGTTTTGCAGCAGGA